ACCACTTACATCTCCACCTATAAAATCCCCATTAGTTCCATCCGAAACTGCTCCAGCTTCCGACCTTGCAAGACTTAAATCACCAAAATCTTGTGAGTTACCTGTAGAAGCAACAGTTATGTACTCTAGAGTGTTAACATAAGTTTCACTTGATGTTCTACGCCCAAGACCCATAACTACTCTAGTTAAATTTTCTACTGCTCCATTCCCTGAAAATGCCACATCAGTTAAATCTCCAAAGTCTGATGTGTTTGCTGATGTAGAAAAATCGTTGTATTGAATTACATCAGTAGATGCCCAACTTGAATTTTTCCCACCTGCAACTATGTACCTTGATACCCCATCACTTCCCATTCCTATGTTGCTTCTACCATCAACTAAGTTTCCTGCATCAGTACCGTTTCCTGTAGATGCGATAGTAAAATATTCCATTCGGTCATGGTAAGTATTCGTTCCACTAATAACCCCAAATCCCCCACAGGTAAATAACAATGTGCCATTACTGCAACCACCCTGTGTGCCTACTCCTGCTACAGCATCCAAATTTCCAAAATCAGTTCCATTTCCTAGAGTACCTACAGTAATGTAATCAGTATCATTAATTCCCCAAACAGTAGAACTATCAGATATTCCATATCCCCCACCAAATACACCTCTTGTAATGTTTGACCCTGCACTAGCAACATTTCTTCTGCTAGTTTGTAAGTCACCAAAATCTAAGCTATCAGATGATGACCCTACAGTTTTATAGCTAAGAATATTTGATGCAGAACCTCCAGTAGGCACAGTAAAGACAGCCCTACTGCCATAGAAAGTAGAAGCAAGACCTGCAAACTCAAGCGTGTTTAACTTCTCAATGTTGTCATCAGTCTTCCCATTGAATTTCTCAATGTCTGCTATCGCTATGGTGTTGACCTTCTCTATTTCGTTAGCCATTAAGCATGCTCTATAACATCTAATGATGGATTAAAGTAAAGTGTGTTGCCATCAATTGCTATACCTAATACTTGAACTAAGTCACCATCACTATCAGGTGCTGTAGCTTCAGGTACATTCTGACTGCTTGTTTCAGCTTCAGGAGTATACACTTCATCACCTGCTGTATAGGTAGGGAAGTCGTCATCGTTTCGGATAAACCCAACTAATAAAAACTTTCCTGATGCATCAGCACTAAGGTTTTCTGCTGCAAGTGCTATACAAGGTGGAGTTACTGATCCTGCGGCTGCAACTGCTTTGTGCATTTTAGAATCAGAAGCTTTGTAATAAACACATTCTCCTGCCTGTAAAGCTTCTCCTGCTGTAAATGTAGCAGTAAGTCCTGATACAGTATTGTTGCTAGGAGTTGAGGATATATTTGCACCTAAACCACCTATATCTGATAAAACTTCAGTTGCACTTCTACCTTCTATAGTAGTTCCATCAACTCTAAGAAAGTCATCGTCAGATACACCTGATGTAAACTGAGGTACGTCATGTTGACTAATACCTTTAGCTATCTGTAGCTTGTTACTAGCAAATTCTAATCCGGGGTTTGTTCCCAAATCTACTGCTAAAGAAGCTGTTCCTGATGTCGCTGTTCCTGACAAACCGTCACCAGCGGTAACGCCTTCAATGTCTCCTGTTGATCCACCGGGTACAATTATCATGATCCCACCTTCCCAATTAGAACATCAACCTCTACGTTGTAGAAGTGTCCTCTAATTTTTGCATCTGTAGTATCTTCTCTAAAGAAATGCATTGTACTAAATTCTGATTCACCTAAATAAATAATTCCGTTCATTGGAATTAGTTGCCCTTCAGAACCTGTTGGGTCTGTTCCGTCCCCTCTGGCACGGACTGCTGCTTCTTCAACTGTTCCACAGAAAGACCGAGCACCAGTTGGTACACTACTAATTAAAGCAGAACCCATTTCAAATAAGGTTACTGCTGAGTTGCTAACTGTGCCTGATGTATAATCTATAGCTTGAGGTTGTCTAGCCATTGTTTTTCTCCTTAACAGGCATTGGTAAATGATCTAATGCCCCTTCTCTAATCTTATAAAATTCTGGGTCACCTTTAAAGTCTGGAACCATCATCTGCCACTGTTCTTCAACAGGCATAAATACCGCTGCCGGGATATGACCGCCCCATTTCTTATACATTTTCTCTAACCAAATTTGATGAGCATGCTCCGTATCATAATCGGTAGTCATTAACTGTTTAATAACTGCATGATAAGCATCTTTAAATTGCGATGCTGTGTGTTGTCTGCCCTTACCCTTGTGTTTACTTGGGTTACATGAGGCCAAGACTTTTACAAATTCATTCGCAATGTCCTCTATACTATCACCCATTACTATCAAATTGTCAGTTCCATTGCCTATTGGCATATGGTGTATATGTCCTTCCTCTGTTTCAAAAGAGACATACGCATAAGGGGAACGGTATCCCCTTTCATTAATCTTAGGAATTAATGATACAAATGATGGGTGATATTTATTATTTATATCGTACATATTTATCGACTAGGGGAATCTTTTACAACTCCCCCAGTCTAATCTCCTCTAACTATCCTCTAAGGCTTAACATTACCAAACCTTTGTCTCCTGAAACGGATTCAACTCCCATTGCAGTACCAATTCGTAGTAAGTCAGTTGCTCCAGAACTATCGCCAAGAGTAGCCATTCCACTTTGCCCACTTACTTGTGAAACTTCAATAGCGTCTCCAAGAGTTAAAGCAGTAGTTCCGCTTACAGCAACAGATGCTAACCCTGAAGTTTGTATCCAGCAATAATAACTAGCTGTTACAGGTATTGTTGTTACACCTAATGGGCCGGTTGTTTGTGTTCCGTCACCGTCAATAAGCTTTACCTCAGTATAAGGGTTATAAACCAACTGTGCTTCTGTAGAAGTTGTTATTGCAGTTCTTAAACCACTATCTTCTATAGTAATTAAAACTGTAGCATCATCTGAAGCATCGTGAGCTGGGTGAGATACTATTCTGTAAATTTCACCTTCGCCAGCTTCATCATTAAAAACAAGGTATCCGTCTTTATACTGATCAGCTGTTAAGTCAGTAGTAGGGACTTCTAAACTAACTTGTGTAGTGCCAACAGCTTGTGTTGCAGTAGGAGGTACATCCATATCATGAGCACCTACCAATGCTTTTCCATCTACAATCATCCCTGCTGTAGTAATTTGTGCACTACTATTTTGTGCATAGTAAAAAGTTCTTGCATCAGGAAGAATTAATTTTGTTCCTAGTGCGTGTTCTGCTGTTGCAGATTCTGTTTTTTCTATACCAAAATCTCCGTATATAATTCCGTAACTAAAATTTGCCATTGTATTGTCCTATTCTGATTTAGTTGTTGTTTTTTTAGTTTGAGTAGGTTTGGGTTTTACAACCTTCATCTGCTCAAGAGTAGCGTGGTTTAACCCTCGCCCTCTAGGTGGACGTGCTACATAATAACCGTGATGCTGTTTAGCTGCTCTTTCACTATCAAATCCGTGATCATGTATTAAACAGTAGTACGAATACTTTGCCATCTTATCCAGGATCTCTTTTGGTGGTTCAATAGTTGGAGCAATATTTCTATGCATACAGTAATTTCTGTAAGCGTCCCAATTAACAAACTTACGTTCACCACGAGAATGCTTTACTACGTACGGAGTGTTTTCGTAATCACCTTCAGCGGAATCAGCAGTCTCAGACAACTCAACGTTAACTAATGGTTCAACATTAGCACGGAGTCGGAAACCCTTTTTGAGATAATTTAACAACTGTCCAGCATTACCTATTGGTAGAGGATTAGTAGGTTTCCATCCTTTACTTTCTTCTCTTCCATAAGCAATCATTACAATTTGTTCATGGTAAAGAATAGCAGTTCCGGGGGTTACCCAATGTGGCTCCTGGCCTTTCCCTATAACATAGTTATATTCTTGCTTTAATTCTTTAAGCATGTGAGGCCATTCCCATTCTCGAAACTTTTCAACGTGTTCCGTTGCTAGATCATCTTCTAAAAAGAAGTCCCAAGGGTCTACGCTTATTGTCTCTGGAGCCTTAGTTGTCATCTTCTTCTCCTTCTACGCTTACGAGGTTTACGTATAACTTCGTTTGCGTTCTGACTCTTCTGTTGTACGACAGGTTTTTCGCCACCAAAATGTATTGTTTCAACAACTTGTTGTGGCATTGACACTGAAGGTGATGTTGAATATCTATAAGTAAGTAGTATATCTACATCGTTTGCATTTACATGTGTCTCGTATTGATTATTAATTCTATCTATATGTTGTTTCCCTTGGTTTTTACGCATTGACATTGGAGCACCACATCCAGAGCAAGTAAAAGTAGGTTGTCCATGTTCACCAATACCTCTTAATAGTTCGGCATCAGCACACATTTCGTACGCAGTTTTTACTTGTGCAATGTGACGTTTAATATCATCTTGGTACAAAGAAGCTTCAGGACAAGCAGAACATCTATAAACCATTTTCCTAAGATAATGATTTGTAGCCATATCTCTTTCTAAGGGAGCAGTCCATGTTTCATCTATTAAATCCCAAAGTCTTATCTTTGTAGAATCAGACGTAACATCAAACATGACAGCATCTCGTCCACTTTCGTTTACGATACGTTGCCTATCCCTAGAAGAAGGTAGGTCGCCCTGATATTCCTTTACTTCACTAACCAAAGGTCACCTCAATTAAATAGTTGTAGCTGCATCAGAATGAATTTCAACACCATGTGGGTCTGCTCTTTCGCCTTCTGCCCACTCTTGGAAGATTCCATATTCTTTCGCTCTGAGAGAATTGTCTTCTTCTTCGGTAACATCAGCGTCATTAGCAATAACCATATACAAAGCTTCGGATGCAAATATTGCACCTTTAGCTGTGCTGTCAGAAGCCCTTTCAATGTTTCCACTATGTACGATTCCTACACCGTATAGTCGGTCTGTTCCTCTGTACCATCTTTGAATCATCTCAGCAGACAATCCATTTCTAGTAGTTGGAGTTCCAGAAGAACCTGCGGCTACCGTACTTGGGTCTGATATGTCAGCAATAATGTCTGAAATTTGTTCTACGTGTAATGCAGCTTGTACAGGCATGGGAGCTGGGCCGTATGCTGAATTATTATCAGTCATAAGGTAAGCTACCGCACCTCTAAAGTGCGTAATGTCTAAAGCACCAGAGCCCGGTGTGGATTTTGAAAACCCATCATAAAGAGCTATAACATCTTTAGCCATTCTGCGTCTTAGTGACGCACCAATTTGACGACCTGCTACTGTTACTACGCTACTATCGCCTTGCCTTCTGATAAGTCGGTTTGACAATGTAACAAGTATTCCGTGTTCAGCGGGTGTCAATTGTAATGAATTTGTTTGAAGTTGTTGTACTGATGAAAGGTCAACACCTTCAGTTAAAGCTTGTGCATCAGAGATTCGAGCGTAAGTGCTGATATCCCACTGCTTTACGCCAGTAGGTATTCTTTCACTTTCAATCAAATCAGGATCTGGTGCAGCAGGCTCGAACGCTTCTTTCGCAGACGCAATCATTATGCGTTGTCCGTTAGTCAAGTTAGACGTACTGGACAAAGATAGTCCTGTTGCCATTTTATTCTCCTATTAACCTAGCCTATTAAGCTGGTCTTGGTATTCTTGTTTTGATAATTTGCCTTCAATATAGGCACTTTGCACCTGCTCTAATGATCTCATGTTGGATGACGCACCACCTGCTGGAGTACCACCTGCTGGCGGACTCTGTACCTGTGATGCTGGTGCCTCGGTAGTTTGACCTGTGGGAGCCTGATTGGTAGCACCCATTAATGGTTTTAAACTAGCGAAGAACCTGTCTCTCCGTTGATTTTCATTTAAACCTGGATCAGTAAAAGCTGCGTAATCAATACCGGGGGTTTGCGGATCAATGCCTAAACTTTTAGGAATAGCATAAACTTGATCCCATTGGCTTTGTTCTGCCGTTGGTTGAGGTTGACTTGGTTCTTGTGGAACTCCTTCAACCTGATCTCTAAGCTTTTGATTTTCCTGGTAATAAGCTTGATTAGCTTGCAACATAGAATTAAATGCACCTTGGTGTTCTTCAGGTAAATTCTGAATATACCTTTGTGCAGCTTCTTCTTGTTGTTTGCGTACCGCATCCTCACTATCTCTACGTATGCTATTCAGACCCCTATCTATCTTTGACTGTAAACCAGCTACTTGTCGGTTCTGCTGTTCTAGCATTTCCTTCAAAGCCTGAATCTCGCCAGTCATACCTGAGTCGGAGTTAGTTTGAGGGGTTGCCTCCTGAACGGCATCCAACTGAGCCTGATCCTGATCTATTGCAGATGTCATGTCTGTATTGTCTGTAGTCACCGAGTTTCTCCTATCTTGTTTTGATGAGTTACTGTAACGTTTGCATACAGTCTAGGTTTATATTATGTATTCTGTCAATAATTATTTGGTAATGTATCGTATTCCGTTATGTAAATCTTGAGTAGCTAACTCAAGCATTCGTTGAATTTCAGGGCCACGCTCTTCCATTATTGTTGCATATAAATCATCTGAAATCGTACCTTTCATGTGATCGCCTAACCCATGTAAGCTTGGAGTTTTAGGTTTAAAACTAAGTTCTCCTCTGTCAATTAATATATTTGTAATTCGTTTAGCCGCTTCTTTCATTGCGGTACTAGCTGCTGGGTATTCAGAATCCCATCCAGCATTTCTAAGGTGTCTTTTAGTATTATTAATAATAGTAGTTAAGTCAGTAAACTTATCAACTATTGCTTCTCCACCAGGAATATACCCATCAATATATGTAAGTATTGGTGAAATATTTCTAGTTACATACATTTCATATTGATTACGGTCTTCTCTTTTTAAATCATCTAAATATTTTTTTTCAGTCCAGTAATAGTTTTCAACTAAAAATTCTTCATCACTATAGTATTTTTCTAACTGTAATCCAAAACTCTTTCTGTTTTCATCAGTTTCAAATTGGCTTGCAAACGGTATCCTATCAACAATAAATCGATACTCTTCTGTGTCTTGCCTTATATTCCCTTTGTTATCTCTAGTTAAAAGGCCTATTTCAACAGCTTCTTGTAGAAGGGCTTTTCGTCTTTGTTCCTTTACAAGATAATCTTTTGCAGTTGTTCTGCTTCTAGCTTCCCCTAACTCGTCACCAATTTCTACAGGGCCAACATAAATAGGAGGAGCAACAATAGACCAGTAAGCTTGTCTGTACATATCTAATGCAGTAGTTCGATTACTTTTGCTTTTACTCATTCTTAAATATTCTTCAATGTCTGGATCAATAATTTCTTCCCAAGCATTAAATTTAGCTGTGTGGTAAGCACGAATAAAAGAATGAGCTTCTGCTGGGCTAGCTGCCTGATTAACTAAATTAATATATTCGCTTTCTATTTCATCTATTCTATTTCCGTATATAGTCATTTGTTGTTGCAGTCGTTTAGGTCTAGAATCTTTAGCTTTTTTTTCTTTTCTTTCTTGCCTAAACTTTCTTAATGTAGGGTGTTCGTCTATGTTGTTTCTTTTTTCAACATCTAATTGCGGAATCTCGTCATACATTACTCCGTAATGCTTAAACGCTAATTCATTTTTAACATCTGTTTCTGTTTTGTAAGCTTGGAATCCCATGCCATAAGTGTTGCTAATAATTCCTGATACTGCTCTAGGGTCTGATACTGCATCTAAAGGTCTAAATGTCCCTGTTTCTTCATCAACAAATATCCCTGCCACTTCTAAGACTTGGTCTATTACCATAGGAGTTAGCCTGTCAGCTGCTTGTTGTCGCCATCCTTTTGCAGTATTTAAATTTACCTCATCTCCTAAGAAATCTTCTCCTGTCCAAGCGTCTCTAGCAAAACCACCAAATGGAGAAAGCTTTGATTTAATAAATTGACTAAAAATTTCCCATCTATCTTTTTCTTGGATATCTCCTGTAGCTAACGATTTTCTTTCCCCCATTGCTAATTGAGTTATAGCTCTAGCTAGTTGTAAGTCACCTGCAAAAAAGTCAAATTTAAATTCATCAAATTGACCTTTACCAAAGTTAGAAGATCTGGGGTCTAATTCAACCTCTGCTCCAGACATTTCCATAAACCTTAACCATTGTACAGAACTTTGAGTATAGTCAACTAATGCATTTGCATACATTTTACCTACTTGTCTATCTCTTTGTCCTGCAGCTAAAGCATATAAATCCGTACCAATAGCCTTTAATCCAGTGCCCATAAACGCCGGGCCAGATGATAGATACCTAGGAGCAAATAAAGTTGAATTTAAAACATCTCCCAAACCTGTCCCTTTTGCCCCTTTTCCAAAAGGACTTGGGCCACGCCCTGTTCCGTAATTAATAAATCTTGCTATTTTTTCTAATGTTTCTGCTGAAGGAACTGTACCTTGGGCTAATAATTTGTCAACTGTATTAAAAAATATATCGTGTCTAAATTTATTTAAAAACGTGGTATATGCTCGTTCAGAAACTTCTACACCTTTACCAAATATTGGTATTTCTCTTGCTAGATTACTAACAAAAGCTTCTTCCCTAGCTGATGCTCCAACTACCGCACCTCTATCAGCAAAAAACAAACCTGCTTTTTCGGCAAAAGCATAAAACGGATGCTGAAGTATAGATTCATCTACAGCCCTTGCTCCAATTTCATCAAACATAACTTTATGCATTGTTGTAAATGCATCAGCCCATTCTTGGGGATAAGTTCTTCCAAGTCTTCTTCCTTGTCTAAGTGGAGCAGATAAATCATAAGAAGCAACTATTGTTCTAGGAATACCTATAACGTCTATAAAAGTATTCCAACTTTTATCTGCAATCATTTCTTTAATACTTTTTGTTTGTGGTTCACCAAACATATCTTGGATTACTTTCCACTCACGCTCTTTAAGAGTTGTGTCTCCCATCATTAAGCGTTTAACAGTATTAGTATTTTCAAGTACTAATTCTTCTGCACTTTTTCCTGAAATAGCACTTATATCTTTTCTACTCCACCCCGGCATTGTTGCTCTAACAGATGCTTCTTTTGATCTCATCGCATTAAATTGATAATTACTGTAGTCTGTTATATGTTGGAGAATATCTTGAAAATCATTTACAGTTACATTAAGTTCACTAGAAGGTAATACTTCTATTCCTTCCATAATTGCAGATTGGGCTGAAGTAGCATCTTTAATCCTATCTTCTGTAGTTATCTTTTTTAAATTTTTTGTTTGTGAATTAAATTCTTCTAATGCTTCAGCCGTTCTTTTTGCTTTAACTTGTTTATAAACAGCTGCTGCATCATCCTGTCCCATTGTGTCAATTAACAGTCTAAATTCTTCTTGTATTTCTTTTTCAAGTAACTGTTCTCTTTTAGCCCAATTGTATTGATT